CGCCGCTAATGGTGCCGTGGTTTCCGTTTCCGCTCCCATCGTACGCCGTCGTTCCCGCGCCTTCTTGCATTGGTAGCCATAACTTTAAAGCGGTGTTATCCACTCCAGTAGGTACGACCTTCTCGGGGTTGTTGTATAGGTCGGCCACTTGTGCGGCGGTTAGGGCGGTGTTGAAGATTTTGGTACCGCTTATTTGGCCGTTAAAGAAAAACGCATCTCCAGTATATTTACTCATTAACTTTACACCAGTAACCGAAGAAATATTAATAGGTGTTATTGTTAAAGTATTTCCAAATTTAACCCCATTCATATACGCAATGGCAGAAGTTCCATTAAATACTATTGAGAAAAAATTAGTACTTGTAGTGTCACTAATTGCTCCAAATGTTTGCCAGCTTGATGAATCATAAAACGATAAATTATTGCCGCCAGTTGTTGAACCTAACACTATTTCGGGAGTACCCGCTGCAAAAATAAAAGAATTTACATCCCAATCATCAGCTTTTAAATGAAATGAAATAGTCGCGATATTGCCCGCCATAGTAAACCCGTCAAGGTCTACATAATCATTCGCCCCATCAAAATCCAAGGCCTTCCCGCTATAAAGTTTAGCACGATTAAAAGCCAAAGGGCTTTGGTCATTGCCGCGCGGGTTTAGCGGTTTATTCACTAAAGTTGTTTGTACTGCCATAATAAAAAAATGTTTTTTAGTTAGCCGTACCGGTGTTCCCGTTACCGCTTGAATCCGGCACGCTTGTACCGCTTATATCATCCAAAGAATACCACGCTTGTAACCCGTTTGATTCCGCACCGCTTAACGCTTCGTAGCTTTTCCACATCACGGAATTAATCTCATCGCTTGAAAGTGCGCGGTTCCATATTGCGACGTTGGCGAGGTTGCCTTTAAAGTAGTCTCCGATTACATCGGTTCTTAAACCAATACGAGCGTTTGCCGCCGTGGAAATAGTTTGAGAAATAGATGCACTTGCTTCAATCGAACCATTCACATAAAGTTTATGAGTGGTTCCGTCGTAAGTACCCGTAATAAACGCCCATTCTTCTTGATAGGTCGATGTGGTATTTAAATAAGTTGTGTTTATGCGAATAAATACCAAATCGTTTGAACCAAAGAAAACGGCTAAACCATCGGTTCCGCTCTCGCGATTGTCAAAAATCATTCGCGTTGCGCTTGAATCTCCAAGATAAGCCCAACACGCGAAAGTGTGGTTCGTATGGTTGAACGGGTCGGGTAGTTGTACGTAATCACTCGTCCCGTTGAATTCGGCCGAGCCTTGGGCTGGGAAGCTTAGCCCCTGGGTAGTAAACTTACTGGCCATAACTAACCCCTCCTTTATAAAGTTTAAGCCTCCGCTTAGTAGGCCTCTGCGTAGCAGGTAAAAAAATTGAGCCTTTCTCATTCATTAGTAGTATTTAATATAATATAAACTTAGTACTTATTTATTTCTCTTTCTTTTGTATTACGTACCATTTGTTAGATCCGGAACGGCCTAATAACGAAACGCCATCTAGCGAACGGTTCAATACATAGTTAGCCTCTTCGTCGATACGACCGCCCGATTGCGGCGCTATCGTTACTGTTTTATTTGCCGCTATAGTGTCGTCCGTTTTGAATTGCAGTATAACGCCGTCTTCCGCTTCGGGCAATGTGATGGTGTACGTTCCGTTTTCCCCCGAATAAGTAAGGAAATTAAAATGTTTGCTCACCGCCAACGTTTCCGAACCGCCGGGGTTTGCGGTAATATCGTTTATAGTTACGTTCACTCTAGAGGTAGTAGTAAACTCCCCTACGCTCGTAGCGGCTAACGTACTGTTACCCGTAACCCCTAGCGTACCGCCTATCGTTTGGTTACCGGTTACGTCGCTCGTAGTTACTGTAATGTCTACGCCGTTTATTACTTCGTCCGTTCCCTGCTGGCCGCTTACCCTTCCTACGAAGTCGGCACCGCCGCCGCTACCTACTGGGCTATTTACAGTAATGTTACTTAAGTCCTTTTGAACCTTAAACCATTCGCTACTCCATTCGTCCATATTAGCGTTATAGCTTCCCTGCATAGGAAGCCAAAAAGCACTCTCGAAGCTGTACCTTACCCCGAACGGGTAAGGCCCTACGATCGTACCGCTGTACCTTTCTATAGGTTTCTTATGCAGCGCTAGTACCTCATTTGTTAGAAGCTTAAGTAAGCTCGTATAGCTACCGCTATTACCTCTGCGCCATTGCGTAGAAGCTACCCAGGCGCTGCCATCGAATACGTAAAAGCTGCCCTGCAAGCCTAAAGAATCGCTTACCCTTAGCTCTCCAAGATCTAGAATAAGGTTACTATTTATAGTACTGTCCGTATTCGTAGCGCTAAATACCGTAACCTCGCTTACGCCTCCGTTACCATTAAAGTAGGTAGCTGTAACTTCCTTTACTTGGTTCGTCTCGTCAAAGTATACCGGGACGGCTTTTACTGTGTTGTTAAAACCGTCGTATACTCTATAGTAATTTACGTCTAGCTGCGCGTCCCCGTCTACCGGTAAAGGCGGAGTAACTAGGCTAAAGGTGTTACTTATATAAGCACCGCTCGCCTCGTTTCTTGTTGTACCCGCGTCGATATGGTAAAAGCTCGCTGCTGTAGTCCAGCTCGTAGCTCCGTACAGCTGGCCGCCGCTAGGGGTAAAATCTCTCTTAAGGTAGTAGAAGGTTCCAGGGTTTGCAGCGTCTTCTATACGAAGCTCTAGCTGCCATACCGGGCGCCAAAAATCTAAGGCTACCGCGCCCGCATTCCCGTTATGGGTAAGCTGGTATATAAGTAGGCCCGTTACTTGTATTTGGCCGTTATTGTCGTCTACTACAAAGCCTAGATCTTGCCTGCCCGTTGCACCGGTGTAGGTCAATCTATTAGCTAGTAGGTTATTACTGCGCTCCTGGTTGTAGCTTACTTGTACTTTTTTTAGTGCCGGTAAGAAGTTAAAGCTGTTACCCGCTAGACGTGCCCCTCCTCCGGTTGTACCGTCGAGGGTTACGTCGTCGCTAACAGTAGAAGTAAAAGCTTTAGTACCGTCCTTATAGTAGGCGCTTATAGTTCTAGTGGTTACGGTACGCTCTAAGTATTGCTCGAAGTAGTAAACCCCCTCGCGCTGGTAGAACCTAGCGCCAAAGGCTATACAAAGCTCTTTTAGAATGTCTAAATAGTTAGAGTATACATAGGTACCGTCTTCTTCTCTATCTACAAATACCAAGGCATTAAAACGCGTTAAAGTAGTTACGTCCGTAGAAGTGTTGTACGTGTGTTGAGTGTCCCAAATATTAACGCTAGTAGCGTACAGTAGGTCGTCGTCTGCGTATAAGCTGTCTATTCCTATAGCGTCCGCTGCACTCTCTATAAAGCTCTCTAGGGTTACATTACCCGTAATAGTATACTCTTTATTAGCGAGGTGTCCTATACCGTCTACAGCTGTAATACTAAAGACGTAGGGCTTATGCGTATCTTCTATAGTTACTAGATCCTGCATAATAATACCAGCCCAGTAAAGCTTTAGCCCGTTATCCGGCGGCAGCTCCGTATCGTAAAAGTCAAATACTAGCCCGTCCTCTACCGTGCTGCCCTCTCCGTAAATACGCAAAGTAAAGCGCTCCTCTTGGTAGTTGTTAAGCAGGTTTATAAACGTATCGAAGCCGGCGCTATTGTTATAGGCGCTTATCGTACAGTTAGAGCCAATAATAGGGCTTACTATGTCGTCCGTCTCTCCGCTGTAGTTTAAGGTAAACCCATCGCCCGCAACAGTAAAAGCCTCAGCGGTTCCGCTAAAGCTGCTGTCGTGGATCTCTATTTTAAATAGTTTATCCGTTGAGCTGTGAAATTCACTATATAACCGTAACCCCATATTTAAAACCCTCTATATCTGCTTCGTGTTCTTCCTGCTTTTTCGCTGCTTAGTAAGATGTCCTGGCCGGATAGCTTACCTACTACCGTTACGGTACCGCCACCGGCGCCGCCTATCATATTCTTAAGCTTAGATAGCGGAGCTATTACTTCCGGATCCATACGAGCGTTTGGGTTATCCCCTACTACTGCTAAAGTCTCTCCAAAGGCTAAACCCCCTTTGGCTAATCTTACGCCGCTCATTCCAGCGAAGACGCTTTTAAATCCAGAGGCGAAGTCTTTTGCACTCTTTATACTAAAGCCACCTATTCCTGCCATAGCTAATAAAGCTACTAGCGCTGCCGCTGCAACGGCTGCCGCTATAAGCTTTATTACTAACTGCTTTAAATCCGATATAACGCTGCTAGTCATCTCTTGGAAGCTCTGCTCCGTTTCTCCTAAAGCTGCGTTTATTTGATGTGTAAAAATGGTCTCGAAGGCGTTACCTAATTCGTTAACCATTAAGCCTACTACGTCTACGTTTTGCTTTAAACTATTAAACGCGTCTTTAAGCTTGTTTACTTTAGGCTCGGCTTCTTCTGCCGCGTCTCCGGCATCTTCTATAACTTTAGCCGGGGTAGTAGCGCCTGCTCCGCTAGTACCTGCTCCGCCTTTGAAGCTAAACATACCTTTAAGCTTACTCCAAGCGGCCATAAACGGCCCTAGCATATCGTCGATACCCTGCTGTACTCCTTCCTCGGTTACTAGCTCTATTTTATCTTTAGGGCTAAAGGCATTTTCTAAAGCTTCGCCGTAGTTATCGCTTATGCCGTCTACTATATCGGTAACGGTATCTACTGCGGCGTCTTTTATATTAGCTAAGCCTTCTTTAATTTTATCTAGATCAAAAGTAAAGGCTCCTAAAAATAGCTGTCCTATACCCTTAAGGTTTTGGCCAAACCCATCAAATAAAGCTTTTCCTACTGTCCATAGGTTTTTAAAGCTTGCTATTATCATTTGAATGATTAGCCTAAAAAAACTGCTTTCGTTATAGAGGTCTATAAAGTAGTTTATAGTACCTACAAGAATGGGCCTAACTTGATCCCAAAATTTATACATAGCAAAACCAGCGGCAGCGATACCTACTATAATTAACCCTACCGGGCTAAGTAGTGCGCCTATGGCTGTAGCTATAAAACCTATACCGCTCATAATAGGGCCGCTTGCCGCTACTATAGCAGTAAGCGTTAGTATAGCGGTTTTAGTCTCGGTGCTAAGATCTCTAAAGCTGTTTATAGCCGTAGTTACAAAAGTGGCTATTTTAGTAATTAAAGGAAGTAAAGCGTTTCCTAGCTCTATACCTGCGTTACGTAAACTGTTTAAGGTTTGCTGAAATTTAAAGCCCGACGTTTGGCTTACATTCTCGAAGCCCTCGTCTACTATACCAGTACTGTTACTAATGTTATCCAGTACAGCGGCGTAGGTCTCGCCCTGCGCTCCAGCTGTACCGAGTACAGCAGATAGCGCGCGGACGTTCCCGAAGACGCTAGTAAGTGCCTCGTCGTTACCCTCAAAGCTTTGCATTAAATTAGCTAGGGTAGCTTGTAAGCCTTCCTCGCTTACTTGGTTACGGAGGTCTTCCGCAGTCATTCCTAGAGTAGCTAAAGCGTTTTTAGCGTCAGCTGTAGGCTTTAAGAAGCTAGCCATAATACCCCGTAGACCTACTACGGCTTCCTCTGCCGGTACACCTAAACGGGTAAAGGTTGCGATATTAGCGCCTACCTCTTCAAAGCTTACGCCAAGCTGTGAAGCTATACCTACTACCCTACCAAGGGTAGGAGCTAAAGCTTCCGCCTCTAGGTTACCTTCTCTTACTATAGCGGTTAAAGTGTCGGTCGCTTGCGCTGCCGTCATTCCCGATTTACCGTAAGCCTGCATAACCCCGGTAAGGGCTTGCGCTATTTGTTGCGTATCTCCTAAGCCAATAGCTGAGGCTTTCGCGGATCGCTCTAAAACCTCCGTAGCTTCAGCGCCGCGTAAACCTGCGGAGCTGACCGTAAAGAGTGCCTCGCTTAGCTCCTGCTGGCTCTTACCAGTTTCGCTACTTACATTTTTTACCGAGGTCTTAAAATCGTCTAGAGCCTTACCCGTAATACCTACGAGGTTCTCTATCTTGCTAAAGCTGGTTTCTAGGTCGGTAGCCATCTTAACACCAGCTGCACCCGCAGCGGCAAACGGTAGAGTAACACTACTAGTAATATTACTACCTATGCGCTTAGCCTGCCCTCCGAATTTACGGAGGCTGCGCTGTGCGATCTTGAGGCCTCGCTGGAGGCCGCTTAGGTTTGCACCTATACTAATGTTAGTACTCGCTATTGTCCTTTTTGCCATTTGCCTAGTATTGCTTTAGCTTCTTGTTTCGTTAGCTTTGCGGCTTTGTGTTTGTTTTCCCAAGGGAAGCGGACTAAATCCGTAGCTTTTACTTTGTTGTTTTTTGGTAGCTGTAGGTTTACTAGTACCGTAGTACTCCACCTCTCACGCTCCCAGCTTTGCTGCTGGCCTACTTCGTATAAATTAAAGAAGCCCTTAAGGGCGTTTTCTAATTCTCTAGGCGTCGCTTCGTAGAAGGTTGCCGGCGTCCAGCTAAGCTGCCCTAAAGCTAGCTCCTGGTAATAGTCAAAAGTTAAAGGGGCTGCCGGGCCTTCACCCGGCGCCCCGTTTACTTTTTTTCCTCTTCCGAGGAATTAAAGCTAGAGCTAAACACGTTTAGTACCTGCTCCATAGCTTCGGGCTTTTCGTCTAGCCAGTCCGCTATATCTTCGATCGTATGTTTATAAGGTTGCTTTTCTACTCTAGCGCCGTGCTTCAATCCGCACCAAACTAAAAAGAGCGCATCCTTAAGTTTCATATTCTCGCCTAGCTTATCTAAGTCGGCCATAGTATAGCCGTTCTCTTCGGTAAATTCCATAAGGGCAGCGAAACCGAATTTAACCGGCCTGCTTACTCCTCCTATTTCTACGTGTTTAACCATTTGCTTTAAGTGTTTGTGTTATTCTATTATACTGTAGTATAAGTAATTGCGCCAGTAAGCTCGAATGTAGCCGAGTACGTTACGTTATCCTCCATACCGCTAGAAAGCTCTAAAGAAGTTACGTAAGCAGAAGCTGACCAGTAATGATCTCCGCTTACCTCGGTAGAAAATTTTACTGTGAGCTGTGAGCGTCCGCTCCAAGCTGTCATAAGATCATCTACTCCGTAAGCCGCATCTTCAGCGTAAAGTGCAGATACTGAGATAGTACCCGACTTAGTAGCCTCTAATAAGTCGCGAGTACCGCTAGAGTCTTTACTTGTTGCATCTCTCGTGTCCATAGAGAGAGAAATAGAGCCCTCGGTAGCGTGAGCTATTAGAGTGCTTCCTACGTATACCCCTAAGAGGGTTCCGTTCATAATTCCGGTAGTTGCCATTTTTAATCTAGATTATTTATTTGTTCTTCAATTATTACGGGAGCCTCGGCCCCAAATTCTACAGCCTTACCAGCTTCTATAAGCTCTAGGCCGTATTCGTTTACTACTCCAAAGTTAGTACCTTTCTTTAGCTTCTTACCACTTGGAAGGGTTACGTTTTTCGTTAGTGTTATTTTCATCGCTTAACTCTTATTATATACTCTGCACTCGTTAAGTAGGTCTCCGTTCCTGGGTCGTTATTTACGTCTAAGTCTATAAACTGTATAGAGTCAATAACTACACCTGCTACGGTTCCGCTGTAACGATCTAGAGCGGTTCGTATTTTTTCGGTTAAATCGCTAGCCTCTGCGTAAGCTTCGCTAGCTACTATAATATCGTAGCGTACCTCGTCTAAAGTACTTACCCCGCTCTTCGTGTCGCTAGGGTCTACGTTTTGCAATACATATACAACAAAAGGAAAGGCGGCCTCTTGGGCTGCTATCTGCGGGTAAACGCGAGTACCTACGATAGCGTTTACGTCGCTGTCGCTGGTTAGGATGGAGTAAATAGCTTTTCCTTCGTTCATTATCTACTGAGCTCGTATAAGCTCTTATTTATAATGTTTTGTACTTCTTTATATAAAAGCTGCTGCGTTACCGCTTTCGCTTTTTGGTGTCCTTTTAGCGCGTAGTCCACGTTACGCGTATTTTTTGTAGGTGCCTTAGCACGTCCTCTTTTCAGTCCGTAGTTTACTATAGCTGCGTAATACCCGTCGAAGGTCTTACCTGCTTTACTACCAAAGCGAGCACCTACGTAACCTACGAGCGCTCCCTTCATTCTTGAAGGTACAAAACCTATAGACCTGCGAAGGTTACCCGGTTTATAGTTTACTTCTTTTACCTTCTTCTTTTTTGTTATTTGGCCAGTATCGTTATAACCCTTACGCACCTTTTTACCTTCGTCGTTACGGTTACTATCCTTAATACTAGCCTTAACACTTTTTACTAAAGGCCTAGCAGCTCTTTTTATACCCGCCTTAAACTGTCTAGCTTTCTTACGGTCTATCTCTTTAAGCTTCTCTAGTTTCTTTAACGCCTTCTCTAAGCCGTCTACTTCAAAGTAGATACCTTCTTTACCAGCGTTTAAAAAGCCTCCGCTTTTAGTGCCCGTTACTGCCATCAGTCCCTTAGTACAGTATCTATAATAAGGTAGCGCTCTCTACCCTCTAAGCTTACGCCTTCAATTTCGTAAGTCTTACCGCCCCAGCTTATCTTTACTGTGGCTTCTACATCGCTGCGGTAGCGTATTGTAAAGCGCACCTTATTTAAGCTCGTTAGCTTCTCGGTATCTTCCCCCTCTTTAGGGGTTCCTCTATAATCTACTTTAGCCCATACCTGCGCTAAGGTGCTGTACGTTCGTACGGCCTGGCCGAAGCCGTCCGTACTTACGCTAGCACTTTGTAAGGTAATCCTTCTATCTAGTTTACCCGGATCAATCAAAGCGGAAGACTCTATAAGGGTTAAGTAAGTACTCGGAAGCTGTAGGTAGGCGGTGTACGCTGTCTACTCTCTTCTCGTACATTTCGCCAATCATTAAAAGCATAGCCATCTTTATATTTGCCGGTACGTCCGAGGCTTGAGTATATCCGCAGGTATAACGAATAATAACAGCGTTTACCGTGTCCTTAGTACCTAGCCAGCCTTCGTTTGGCATAATGCGCGAGGGCTCGCTTACTAAATCCGCGCGGTAGTCGCTAGCTGTTACGGTCTGCTCGTCGCCGTTGCCGTCTATATACTTAACGCTAGCTACGCTTTGTACTGGCCCTCGGCTTAAAAAAATAATATTTCGGTCGCCGTGGAAAGGATCTACGCCCGTTTTATATACGGGGAAAAAATCGTAAAACTCCTCTATAACGGTCGTTAAAAGAAACCTCCCTAAATAGCTCTCGGCCATTTGTGTAGAAGCGTCTATAAGTACCCCTAGCAGGGTGTCTTCTGCGTCGCTATCTACGCGCAAATAATCCTTAACCTCTTGTACGGTTAAAGCTTTTAAAGTTGCTGGGGTAATTATACTGTAGCTCATTACTTCGCTTTGCGGGTTGTTCTTTTAGTGCTCTTCTTGCTTACTGCTCTTTCGGCTTTCTCTGCTTTCTTCTCCTCTACTACTTCGCAGAAGCCAGCATTTAAAAACTCAGCAGCAGCCGCAGAGGGCAGCTCTACTACTTGCCCGGAGGTGTAGTAGAAGTCTGCCCCTGCTATAGCTTGGTTAAATATAACCTTCATTAGCTGCCTAAGCTTACGCTTGTACTAAGTGCTTAATCGCTGAGCCTTGTAGTACGTTACCGTCAACACGGCGGTAGGCGATGTAGCCCGTTGAGAGGGCATCTGCGAACCGTTCTGCAAGTCTTAGTAACTGTACGCCGCCCGCTTCGTGAACGTAGTACTGCTTAAGATCACCAAAGATAATAGACTTGTTACCAGTAGCGATACCGTCCATATCTTCGTTAATGTATACCGGCTTACCAAAAAGCATATCCGGCTCGCCTACGCTCATTCCCGGTACATAGGCGGGAAAATCGTTTGAGCTCCCGAAACCTAATACTCTCACAGCTTTGGCGGTTGCCGAGTTCATCATAAACGAAGCGCCTGGAGCGTTACGGTAAGAAGCATCTACACTGTAAAATAAGTCCATTACTTCGCTAACTGTTACAGCTGTAGCAGAAGCAGCAGTCTTACCTAGAGTAGATCCAGTTACGATACCTTGAGGTTTGCTAGAAGCATCACCAGTAGTAAGGTGCGCGTTAATACCACGCTTTAAACGGTTAGCCAATTGGCCACCTACGAAGCTGCCCAAATCAAAAGCGTTATCGCTAATCAATTGGTTAGATACTTTTACAATTTTAGAAGAGTAAGTAAACGGCTCGAACTTCACGTTTGTGAAGGTCATATCCGATACGCTCTCTGCTGTACCTTCTCCTAAGATAGCAGCTACTACCGCTGTATCGTCGTTAGCTGGTAGGTTGAAGTGCTGACCGTTAGCCGTGCGGATAACTGTAGCTACTTGCTCGATGTCCGACTTGAATAACTCGGTAGCTGAAACGAAGTCGCTCCAGTTTTCCGGTACCAAGAAACCACCTAAACCGTCAGTAGTAGTTACCTGCGTATCAGTTCCGCGTAATTCTGCAAGTGCGCGAGCTTCTGCCGAATTAATACCGTTCATTCCCTTACGTAAGTAAGCGTTAAACGCGTCGCGAGCTTCTACTTTAGCAGCAGGTGCGTTGTCGCGTACCTCAGCTTTAGCAGCCATTTCTTTCTTCAATTCTTCCGAGCGCT